TTATTCAAGACCCATTTCCTTACGAGTGTAACCGGGGTCTTTTGATTTGATACGAGAGGGATCGGTGTCGTCAAACTTTCGACCACAACCAGGGCAGGTTTTGAACTTAGTAAACACCGCCAGAATGTGACGTCTCGGTCCGTATGTCGGGTATTTGCAATCGGGGCAATTGTAGTAGTTTATAGGTGTCATTTCATTAGGTCCTTAATGATAGCGGATACGTATTTCACTTGATGTTTGGCGTCGTCAAGTGCGTAATGAGGTATACCGTCGAACGGCATCTTTTTATGATTACGAGTATCAAGGTCAACTATTGTACGTACATCTCGCTCGTTCCAAAATTCCCAAGGTCGTACCATGTTTGCCAGATCGTACGCATTACCCAATATACCTAAGTCAAAACCTGCACCGTTACCCCAAGGTTTTACGTTTCGAGTATTCATAAATTCGGCGAACTGTTGCAACACTAATATGATGTGGGGTGCATTTTTGTTATTGGTAAATTTGGCACGAGCCGCATCACTTTGCCCTAACCACCATAGAATCGTTGATGGATCAGGTTTGGCGCCTAGGTCTACCGAAGATTCTAACGATACTTCGCTGTAAAATTCCTTACCCGTTTGACCGGTTTTAGGGTCAAAATACACCGCACCTATAGCTATGATAGGGGCGTTAGACTTATTACCCATGGTCTCCAAATCAATCATTACATGGTCAATCATTTCATTATTTCCTCATTAAAGGTTCAACTAATTTACGAGTTTGTTCGATATAGTAATCGTAGTTCACCGATGACCAATCGAAATCATCCATATTACTGCAGTCCGTTGCGAGACGACCTGCGCCGATCGATGTACGCACTTCGTCATACTTCGACTTGTTCTTAGTGTGGATACGTTCATCGTGAGGTGTGCCGTCTGCGTCTACTATGATACGTTTACCGCTAATATTAATAAAATTATAACCTAACGCGGTATCCAGATGTAACGATCTGGCATCATGGTCAACGCCGTCGATAGTCCACCCTATACCCTCTTTACGTTGTATTGGTTGATTGTGGGATAACTCCGCCATCACACGGTTATACTCTGCATCACTCACGCCGGGTTTACGTTTCCATGTACCGGGTTTACCTTTGGCTGGTGACACTTTAACGAGTGACCCACCATTGGTTGAAATGAAATACCGAATAATGCTAGGCATTTCAATTTCTACACCGATGTCAGGCCAACACATCATTAATTGATCTGCGCGTGGTACTTTGGCGCGCATGCAAAAATCAAACGGGTCTTTATGTCCACGAATGAACGTTTCGATATCTTCACCGCGAATGAGTGCCGCTTCTGCCGCTTTAGGTACGATAAGCGCGCTAGGGTCTTGGTGGTACTCTTTCTCGGTAGCGAATGATCCTTTTTTCTTAATTTTACCGTTCTCATAAACGGCTATGTAGTTATTAACGTTATTGATCGCCATGCGGCTATATAGCGATTCGTCAAGTACCAACCCTGTTAACTGTTCCCACCATCGGCACAAATTGCGGGTGTGGTCTATGTAGTGTCGAGGACAACGATAAGTAACACCGTCAGTATTACACTGAATCATGGTCAGTCCTGGCACTTTGATCAGTTGTTCGACCAACATACACAATAGCAGTTGACCGTTAATCGTGGTCTGCATGGTGTAGAAAGGGTCGTACAACGGTGAAAACGCATTATTCGAATTACCGTATGATGCGTTCAGTGCCTCTTTTAAGGCCGCGTTGAGTGGTGTACCCTTTTTGAACGTGTTACGACGTTCGTAGATTGACAAATAAATATCGCAGAATTCCACACCTAGATGTGCAGGATACATTTTATTCTTAATCGCCAAGTTAGGGTAAAAGCTAGCCACATCCACATCGATGATTTGATAGTCGTCATCACTGTACGTATCGGTCGACACAATAGACATGTGCAACCCACCCGTACCGTAAATGTACAGACAGCCGTCAACCATGACGTGAAGGTTAGACGCGATTAATCGCCCTTTCTTTTCCGATACACTAAAAGACGTAGACCAAAGTGACTTATCGAGACACACGTAATCTTTAGGCCAATCCGTAACATCAATGTCATGCATCGCACCTTTTGTTTCAGTAATGACTTTATTACGGAAAAATTCCCAAATATGCTTAAATCGAGGGTGTTCGAATTTGACGTAAGGGAAGATCACCTCACCGAGATTGATTGAAGCGCGTACCGTCTGCCGTGGAGACTTACGCCCCCCAAAGTTTTCATAACAACGGATACCCGCCTTTTCTAACTCGTGAGTCAGAATGGTTGCCCCAATTTTAGTATTGGAGTAACTGAGCATGTTCACCCCATACTCTTTAGTTAACGTTTCACGTAATCCAATATGCTCTAACGATCGAACGTAGAACAATGTTGTGGCGTGAACATCGTGGGCATTGTATCGGTGTAATACGTCTTTTTGAGGGTCGGTGAGTAGTGTGCCTACTTTAAACGGTAAATCCTCAATGTTATGCATACGCATTGCAAATTCCAACGCTTTAAGCGACGTAGCTTTTGCGGGGTTGTCATAATGGTGCAACTTGTATAAATCAAGTTGTGGGAATATGTGATCGGATTCCCACACGGTATTACCCCAACGATCACCGCTGGAAATAATGCTCATCGCCTTATCGTAAATTTCTACCCATGATACAAAAGGGTTGGTACAGATAAAGTGAATTACCGGGTAGTCAAACCCTAAGTTATTAAAACCTACACCTCGCGCCCCGATATCGCGTAATCGATACACGAACGTAATAAATTCATTAATTTGGTTAATGCGCGGTGAAATTTCAAAATACCACTTTGTACCGCTGGAAACATGGGTAAATGCGCATGTGAATATATCGGGGTACGTCTCGATATCGTAGGTGTAATCAAGCGGATTAATATACAGCGATGCATCTACGCATAACCACGATTCGCACCCACACTTGGGGCACTTATTGAGATCGCCTGGGAATCGAGTCCCACACCCGCCGGTTGATTCATCACACTGTAAAAGGTATGTCATAGTAGAGACTCCATGTAACGCTTAATAACATCGCCATGACAAGGTTTAGGGGCGCAATGACACATTAAATTAATACTTACACCTTTGCGTACATCATTGACCATATCTTCAACAAGTGTTTTGAATAAACCATTAGTGTTAATTTGTTCAATAAACCATGTTTCATATTTACTAATAACGTCAGTTCTATCTTTTTCAAAATGCAGATGGTGAGGGTTTCCGAAAATTGACAGCCGATCGATCCTTATATATTTATCGGCGATACCAGGATTACCTATTTTAGTAACATTTATTGAACCTACCATGCGTGGTTACCTCAGTAAATAAGCGCCCCGTCATGGGGCGCTGTGTTGAACGATATTACGCTTTGGTGCAATGCGCATCAATCTGCGCGTCGTTCCATCCTGCGGCCTTCCATGCGTCGCGAGTTTGGGTTTTACCGTTATAGGTGTACATATCGACCGCTGGTGGCGGTGGTGGCGGGATGTCACCTTGTGGACCATTACGCATATCCGTAGCCGGCGGTGGTGGCGGTGTATGTTGAGCCTGTGATTGTTGTGCGGGCGGCGGTGTAACGTTGTTGGTCGGCATGGTTGACGCCCCCTGTGGTAATGCACCACCACCGAAACCAGCCTGCTCCACAGTTGGACCGCTTACAATTTCGTCACCGTACGCACGTAGGCATACCATCGACAGGTTGATGTACACGCCTGACTGGTTACCTTGAGCGTTGTTACCTTGCACTGATCCATACGCTTCGGCGTAATAACCTCGCTTAATTTCTTCACCTGGTGCAAGCGGTACAGCTTGACCCTTTTGTGCGTCCCACTTATATAACTTGGGTGCATAGCCGTTGTTCAACCAGATGATCCAGTTACCGCGCGCACCTTCCATATCGCAAGGTTTATTGCCACGGGTGTTCGGTACTTGCGAATCACCATCGGTAATTTTCCACGCAAATGGTTGAGCAGGGTTGATCAATTGACCCGGTGCACTGAACAAGTGAGGAAAATCACGATGCGCCGCTAGTAGAATAGGTGCAGCCCATGATTCATATTTCCAATCTTGCTGAGTTTTTGGTACAGCTAAACCGATACCATATTCTTCGCGAGGTTGACCGGCGTTTGGGCCGTGTTTGACCAATAGTGGGCGACCGTCTGAATCTTCCTTACGTGATTCATGACATGAACCGCTAATGATGCGACCGACTGGGGTTAAGATGTTGATGATTTCTTGTTGAGCCATGATTATTTACTCTTACGTTGGTTACGAATTTTACGCGCCGCACGACGTTGTGCTGCTACGCCTGAAAAGCGGTGAGCTTGTTTACGCCCACCTTTACGGTTACCCCAAGCGTTATCACTAACGGGGCGCCCCAGTTGATTGCCGATACTATTTGCTGCGGTATGGTTGGCTTGAGCCATTAGTAATGCAACGATGCGTTGAAACATTAGGTGTTACTCCGATCATCTGAACACTTGACGGGCTTTTGAACCGTCATCCTTGACAAGTTTTAACGTTGTCTTTGGTGTAAAACTATATTGCTTTATGACGGATTCGTCAATACCTTTTTTACGACATTGTGCAGGTGTGTCGAGTTCAACAGGTTTACGTAAATCCTGACCGAGCAATTCACCCATCAATATGATTTCATCCGTCGGTACGTCTTTTTTCCATGTTTCACGCCCATAACCCTGCTCAACGGTCAAACCTGCCACGGGTTTACCTGAACGGATCAGCGCGATTGCTTGTTCTTCAATACCACTCAATCGTGCGTTTAATAACGATTCAAGGTGTTTCAACATGAGGTATTCAGTCGAAATGTTATCGTTAGTTAATTCACTGGGTATAGCGTCGGATTGATAATCCATGTGGTTATATATCGAACGCTGCAACGATTCGCATGCATGGCGACCGCGACAGGTGTTTTTATAACACCACGGTCCTGGTGTACAGGTTGAGTCACCGTTACGGATATGTGCCACTGCGTCTAATATGCGATTACGTAATGGTCGTAAATCTGACGCAACAAACGACCAATCGCGCGACGGACCCTCAGGGTGATACGCACGAGGTTGATACACATTTAAACGTACTTTGATAACTTGATCTTGCAATCCGGTGAACTGTTCAAGAAAACCTAAGGCGTAAATGACTAATTGCAAATTTTCAAACGCTTCAACCACTGAATGACCATACTTACCATCGCTAATGAACAATTCGTAAGTTTCATCATTCCATATCAGTACGTCAGGTATACCGTATTGGTCGCCGCCTAATAATGCTGATAAGTCGATGCGTTCTTCGACACGCATGGTGCGCAACGTGCCCGTACTGTTAACGTACTTCATAATACTAGTAACGTAGTCAATCGCGCATTGAGCCATTTGTTCATCGACAACAATACCGTACGGCGTCATTTCACCACGTAGTGAATTTAGCGTAGGGATCGCTGTATCAGGTGTTTGCCAAGCTTTTAGTACTTTAGCTACGGTATAGTGAAAAGCTTTACCTTCTTTGGCCGCTTCGGATTCTTCGCCGTCAGGTAGTGAATATAAGGTCTGCATAATTGCAGACCCGTAACAATTCACCCATTGCTCAGCGCGTGATGGGGGTAGATTCATAATTATGCCTCCAATTTGGCACATAGTTGGGCATAAACCGTGGGCACCATTCCGGGGTTAGCGGTATTTAATGTTTGCAGAGACCCCAAACCTAACTCGGTGATAATTTCTTGCACCTTGGCTACAGAATTTTTACCCGCATTCGTGGTAATAAGTTTCATCAATTCTGCAAACGTAACATTTTTAACAGGCTCCGTTACGGTTTGTCCGAATGGTGGCGGCGGCGTATCATCCTGCGGTTCACTGTCAACAGGTGGCGGCGGCGTATCATCCTGCGATTCACTGTCGACAGGTGGCGGCGGCGTATCATCCTGCGGTTCAGTATCAACAGGTGGCGGTGGTGGCGTATCATCCTGCGTTTCAGTGTCAACAGGTGGTGGCGGTGTCACGCCTGTAGCGGCTTTCAGTTCCGCTTCGATTTCCTTAATGTACTGCGCCCAATCCCCGTCAAAGTTTTTAGGTTGACGAGCATTACGCCACGATCCATCACTGTTTTGGGTTTTGTTAGCCGAATGAATACGACCGTCCCACGGTAGACCGTTAACGTCAAGCTCTACACCGGTATCGTTCGCTGGTGGCGGTGGTGTATCATCAATAATACCGTCTTTGGCGAGCGATGCGTATTGTTGTGCCGTAGTATCAGTCTCAGGGACGTCATTACGTGCCTGAGCGTATCGTTCAAGTGCTTCCACAATTTTTGGGTTATGGGGTAACTGGAGCGTAGGTGTACTTACACGTTCGCTGATCAATTCCGCAGCAATATTTTGTAATGCCAACCCGACATGTTTAAGTACGAGCGCGTCATCATTGGGTAGTTCAAATTTGATCATTTCGATTCCTCGGTTAGTGTTGACTACAACGTCAATTTAATAGTAATATCTAATCACTGTCAACAATAAATTTTAAGTAAGGTGGGGAATGAAAATAGACAGCATATCCGAACACGCTCTAATGCGTTGGCGACAACGATTCGCACACCGTTTCCCGTTAGGGTTACACGCCGAGTTTCACCACGCTAGACGGTGGAAACAACGTCGACTAATCGCGATAGGTGTACGTTATGACCCTAAATATCGATATTACTGTACGAAGCTGTGCATATTTATCGTTCGTAGTGAAAATAATTGTTTAATCACAGTGATGGAGCGTAAGAGATGACCCAACACCCAATAGCAACCCATCTCGCGACATCAATACGTCAAGCGACGCAGCCCGCATTACGTGATTATCAACAGGATGGTTACGATAAGATCCAGTCATTATGGGGCGCGGGTTATCGTAACGTATTGGCGGTATATCCGACGGGCTCAGGTAAAACGGTCCTGCTATCACGTATAGTTTTTGATCATCGTGGTGCGTCGTGCGTCATTGCTCACCGTCAAGAGTTAGTAAGTCAGATATCTATCGCTCTCGCTCGTAACGGTGTACGTCACCGTATTATCGGGCCCGAAAACGTCATCCGTAATATTGTTCAACTGCACATGTTTGAGATAGGGATGTCATTTTATGATCCTAACGCGCAATGTGCCGTAGCGGGTGTGGATACATTGGTGCGCCGAATGGGTACTGGTGACGATGGTGATGAATATTATTATAAAGATAAACTTAACCAGTTATGGTACTACCCGCCACGCGAGTACGGGCAATGGTTCTCACCCTCCAAAATTGATAAATTACCTGAAGGCGAACGCGCTCAACGTGTTAAACCTAAAGATATCGATCCGCAAATCGCTAAATGGTCACCCAATGTATCATTATGGGTGACCGATGAGTGTTTCCCTGCGGGTACATTAATCGATGGTAAAACTATTGAAACGATTAGTGTAGGTGACACAGTGACGGCGTTTAACGAAGTTACTCACGCATTTGAACAACGCAAAGTGACGAGTTTATTTAAAAACAAAGCACCAGAAGAAATGGTGCGAATAGAAACTAAAGCGCATCATGTGTTAAACTGTACAAAAGGTCATCCTTTTTGGACAAAACGCGGATGGATTGACGCCGCAGAATTAACACTTGACGACGAGGTTTTAATTTATGAAATGCACCCAATGTTACACTGTGATATTAGCGACGACAGAAGACCAACGGTACCGTTTACGAAAAACGGGGAAAATATTTTGTTCAAAAAAATGCGGGTATCAGCACCGGCACGAGAATCGAACGTATCAGAAAAGCAAACATGTACAGATGAACTGCAGCATTTGCGGGGAACCGGTGAACCGAAGCAAATCATTAATGGCACAATACAAAAAGACGGGTCGCCCTTATTGTTCAAAGGAGTGTTCAAATATTTACCGTTCACAACGATCATCGGAAACAATGTCCAGAACCAACCTCAAGTATGCATCGGCACGAATGAAAGAACGCAATCCGATGCGAAACGAGGGATCACGGGAGAAAATGCGTCAAACCCTGATAGAAATGGGTCATCAACCGAAAATACACGGTGGGAACGGTCGGGAACCGACGAAAGCCGAAATGAAATTATTAGAGCTGTTCGGTCACATGGGATTTTCACTACAGGTAATAGTGAAAACTGGAGATTACCGACACAAGTGGGGTTGTCCTCCTCATTACAAAATAGATTGTGGAAACGAGTCGTTGATGATAGCGATCGAAGCAGATGGGAACTCGCATCTATCAATATCCCGTCAGGAACAGGATGTAAGAAAAGAGAAAGTTCTCAATATGTTGGGTTGGAGAGTATTTCGATTCTCAAATCAAGAGGTCTTAAACAATCCTCGGAATGTAGTTTCGACGGTTATGTCTACAATATCGAAGTAGAAGGGTTACATACTTACGTCGCTAATGGCGTGGTGGTACACAACTGCCATCATGTATTACGCGATAATAAGTGGGGTAAAGCGATCACACTGTTTCCGAACGCTAAAGGGTTAGGCGTTACGGCCACGCCTGAACGTTCGGATGGCGCGGGGTTGGGTCGACATGCCGACGGCGTATTCGATGAGATGGTTGTAGGTCCTACGATGCGTGACCTTATCAAACGTGGTTACCTAACCGATTACGATATTGTCGTACCGCCTAACAATATTACGTTGCACGATAGCGACATTAGTAAAACCACCGGTGATTACAAACCTCAGGCAATCGCGGATGCGGTCGAACACTCGTCACTAGTGGGTGATGACGATGGTAAGCGTAAAGTGATAGGCGATATTGTCACATGTTATGAAAAATTTGCCGCGGGTAAACTAGGCGTAACATTCGTACCGTCTATAAAAATAGGCGAAAAAGTTAAAGCTCAATTTATCGCCGAAGGTATTCCCGCAGAGTTAGTCACCGCCGAAACCCCCGATATTGAGCGCGCGCGTATTTTGCGTAAATTCAAGAATCGTGAACTGATGAACCTTATCAACGTCGATCTATTCGGTGAAGGGTTCGACTTACCCGCTATCGAAGTGGTCAGCATGGCTCGACCTACTCAATCGTACGGACTCTATATTCAACAGTTCGGTCGTGCGCTGCGATTGATGGAAGGTAAGAAAAAGGCGCTAATCATAGACCACGTGGGTAACGTACTCGGGCCGCGCGGTCATGGTTTACCTGATACACCCCGACAGTGGACGCTCGACCGACGTGATAAACGATCAACAACAGGCGTTAGCGATGCTATTACTCTACGTCGCTGCAGTAACGTTGATTGTTTTAAGGCGTACGAACGATACATGACCGTATGTCCTCACTGCGGTACACCAATACCCGAACCTATCGCCCGAAATGAGCCAGAATTTGTCGATGGTGATTTACTTATGTTAGATAGCGCAACACTGGCTAGATTGCGTGGTGAAGTAGAACAAGTAGATCGCCCCACTCAAGAAATTGCGGAAGAGTATCACGCAGAGCTACAAAAACGTAAATGTCCACAACAATATATATTGGGTCATGTGCGTAAAGAGGTCGCAAAACACGAGGCTCGCAAAGAGGCACAAAATTCAATGCGTGACACTTTTACGGTATGGGCCGGATATCGTCGTGCAGAAGGTCGCACCGATTCGGAAATTTACCGACAGTTCTACATCATGTTTGGTATCGATTATATGACGGCCATGACCGTGGATGAGGCGCGCGCTATTGACCTAACGTGCAAAATGTTGGATACTTTGACGAGTTAGTCAAATTGGATACGATAATGATTGATAAATTAGAACAGTGGTCGATACGCCACAATGTATCACATCAAGCTATGCAAGAATTACGGGCGATATTTGTCGCCCCGTATGAACCGTCACGTAATAGTCGTTCAGGTAGCGAGGCGTATGTTGATTCGTTAATCATGCTTGAGGCCGCGGATAAAGACGTATTGCTTATGCGAAATAACGTAGGGGCTTGCCAAGATAAAACAGGGCGCATGATCCGTTACGGGCTACTGAACGAGTCTAAGCAAATGAACGAGCGAATTAAGTCGCCTGATCGTATCGGTATTAAGCGCGTACTCATTACCCCTGAAATGGTTGGTGGCACGATAGGTCAATTCATCGCCCGTGAAATTAAAAAGCAAGATTGGACAGGGCGAACATTATCGCCACATGAAGAGGCTCAGTTACGATGCTTACAATTGTTCGCGTCATACGGTGCCGATGCATGTTTTGCTAATGGGACGGGTACGTTATGATCACTTATGGTTCAGTATGTAGCGGTATCGAATCCGCTACGGTGGCGTGGGAACCTTTAGGTTTTGAACCGAAATGGTTCAGTCAATTTGACCCCGAACATAACTACAATCAAGGGTTAGATTTCCCATCTACGGTGTTAGCTCATCATTACCCTCACGTTATGAATATCGGGGATCTGTCAAATTTACCTGAACTTATGCGATATGGTGCGTTATCCGCGCCAGATTTAATTGTAGGTGGTACACCGTGTCAAGCGTTCAGCGTGGCGGGTAAACGCGGGTCACTCGCTGATGCGCGTGGTGGGTTATCATTAATTTACGGAGACTTATTAAATGCAATCGACGAACAACGAGGTACAGGTAACGAAGCCGTGTGCTTGTGGGAAAACGTGCCAGGCGTGCTCAACACAGCCGATAACGCCTTCGGATGGCTGCTCGGACTGCTCGCCGGAGAATATGTACTGGCTGATTGCGTTAGCGGAACAGCACAGCCACTTGAAGCGCAACCCGGTGCAAGTCGTCAAAAGTGGCCGAAGTCAGGTTGTGTTATTGGACCCATCCGCACAGTCGCATGGCGAATCCTCGATGCCCAATATTTCGGATTGGCCCAACGACGCAAGCGTGTGTTTGTTGTCGCAAGTGCTCGAAAAGGATTCGATCCCGCAGAAGTATTATTTGAGCGCGAAGGCGTGCGAAGGGATTCTGCGCCGAGCCGAGAAGCGTTGCAAGAAGCTGCCGGAATCATTAGAGACGGCTCTCATTGGGACGATCCGAGAAACGCACACCCGACCTTAAATCAATCCTTCAATACGGGCGGAATCGGTGCAAGTAACCAAGAAATATTCAGTCAGCGCGGTGCGGGAGTTGTAGGCCACCGTCAAGTTGCTTTCGGTGAATACGCTTGCGACGAAACGGCATCCACGATGAAAGCGAGAGACTATAAGGACGCGACAGACCTTGTGGTGCATACCATACACGATAAAGCTACCCGCTACCAAGGCGGTGGCGATACGAGAAACGGAGACGGTTCGGGTAATGGGCTTGGTGTATCTAAACCGCATGACCCTATGTATACGTTAACCACGGCTGACCGTCACGCCGTCTCAACTCCCGCAGTTCGCCGGCTAACACCTGTCGAGTGTGAGCGTTTGCAAGGGTTCCCCGACAACTATACAAACGTACCGTATCGCGGAAAACCCGCACCAGACGGCCAGCGTTACAAGGCAATCGGAAACTCGAAAGCCGTTCCGGTTGTCCGTTGGCTTGGTTTACGCATCGCTATGGAGCTATTGAAATGACCCAATTCACACTACATCATGGTGATTGTTTACCCTATTTAAAGTCGCTACCTGCCGAATCCGTAGACTTGATAGTGACCGACCCGCCATATGACATTAAGAACACCAAGGCGGGAGGCACTAACCCTCTATGTGGACGGATGAACCGATCGCAAGAAGAATTAACCGAACTGAATATAGTCAGCGGTTTCGATATGGAGATCCTTGACGAAATGGTGCGCGTATGTAAAGGGGTGAACATTTACATTTTCTGCAACAAGCAACAGTTACCCTTATATTTCCAATATTTTGTCAACGGTTTAGACTGCTCGTTCGACCTCATTAAGTGGGTCAAAAGTAACTCGCCACCAACGTTTAATAACAAATATTTATCCGATACTGAGTATTGTTTTTACGCGCGTAAAGGGGCGTATTGTAACCCTGAGAATTACGCCGACGGTTCGACGCTGTATCAATCACCATGTAACGTTAAGGATAAACGATTGTACAATCACCCCACACCGAAACCCGTGGAATTATTACGACGATTGATCCGTAACAGTAGTCAACATGGTGAGGTAATACTCGACCCATTTTCAGGCAGCGGTTCAACAGGTGAGGCCGCATTATTGGAAGGTCGCCATTTTATAGGTTGTGAAATGAACGCCGACCATTATGTGACGTCATATAGTAGACTGTTGACCGTTTCGGCAAGTTGACGTATCATTCGTGTATATTTAATTTTGAGGGTACAGATTGTGAAGAAAATGCAACGGGGCGAACGTGCCGAAATGCTCATCGATGGGGCGATCCGTGTGATTGCTAAAAACGGGTGGGACAATTTAACGCGGGAATTAGTCGCAACCGAATGCGGTGTGGCTACTGGTACAGTAAGTTTCGCGTTTGGTACCATGGAAAAATTACGTGATGCGTTGATCACTCATGCTATTGAACGACACACCGAAAGCGACACTATGCTCCATATTATCGGTAAAGGTCTGGCTAGTGGTAATGAGATTGCACGTAATGCACCCGCGGACGTTAAACAAGCCGCACTCAATCAATTAATGTGATACACGCCCCGTATTCTATACTGCGGGGCGTTTTTATTTATCTGAACATTGACGGAGGTGTCAATCATGTACCATAATCCAATACGTGAACAAGACGAATACTATTGCACCAAGTGTGGTAAACGTTGGGACATTCACGAGACGCCGCCACAATGTTTAACACCAACTGATAAACGTCAGGCGAGTATTAAACAGGTTCAAAAACTACGTAAGGAGTGGTTCGACCATGAATATTAATGATGTATTAACTCAACATTCACTATTTATATCGTCAATGGGTACCGATGGTATAAAAGCAGACCTACGCGGCGCAAACCTACGCGGCGCAAACCTACGCGGCGCAGACCTACGCGGCGCAAACCTACGCGACGCAAACCTATACGGCGCAAACCTATACGGCGCAAACCTATACGGCGCAAACCTATACGGCGCAGACCTACGCGGCGCAGACCTACGCGGCGCAGACCTACGCGGCGCAGACCTACCTGATTTGACATTCATTATCATGGGTGAAGCATACTTTGTGTCAATATCTAATGGGTTGACGGTACGTGCAGGTTGTCAATCATATACCATTGAAGAATGGTTTAAATTTACAAAATCCGATATTGAGAATATGGATGGATATAAAGCATTAAGTTTTTACCCGAGGTTATTAAGTATTATTGACTTTTACGTACCCAATCACGGTTTTACACGACCCGAGTGGTTTAACCGTGACTAATCATTTACCAGCATTAAAATCATTGGCGTTTTTAATGATTAGTAATCAAAGCGATCGTGTTGCGGTACATGAAGTGAGCAACGTTATTGCTAAACTAATGCTCGGCGAGAAGCCTAGTAGTGAAGAAATGGATCGTCTATCGTTGGCTTACCAACGCGATCCGGTGTTATGCACGCTTGATTATCAAGACCTGTGCGAATTTATTGATGAGAAATTTAAGGATCCTCAAAATGACTGACATATTAGGACAAGCGGATAAAGTCACCGCACTATTTACCGATGCGGCAATCAGTCGCGCACGTCAGGCCGCATCTAAGCGAGATATCGAGCCTTGTGGCAGATGTCATAACTGCGATGAATACGTCGATGACCCGCGTAAATTATTCTGCGATGCGGACTGTTCATCTGATTATGAGAAGAGGGTCAGACGATGAAATGCATCAAACTACTAACCGCGCTAGTGTTGGTTACAGCATCCACTGTGGTATCGGCGTCACAATCGGCTGAACAACGTTGTTCATATCTACGTGACCAAACCATTCACATTAAGCAGGAGTATGATCGCGGTACAACCTTTACCGAGCTGTATATCAAGTACCCCGGGTCGAATGATAACAATCGATTCCTACGCAGCGTTATCGTTGAAGTGTATAAGGATGATGGTTATGGCGATTTCCCACCGGTAAGCATGGGCGATATCGTATATGACGTGTGCATGGTCCGACTCACCCGTAAGTAACATGATACCCCGTAATTCACACTGCGGGGTATTTTCATATTGACGCAGACGTAAAAATGCGTGTAACATGACGCAACCAATCATAATTAAGCGTGTAAAATGAATACAAAACAGTTCAACATGGTAGCCGATAGAGTCATCCGCAAAGACTGCATCCGCAAGGGCGTGTATGACGTGATATTTAATGGCCTGTCATCGTACGAAGCCGAACGAAAGTACCATTGTGTACCTAACACGGTAAAACGTAGTCTCACCGCTGTACAACGATATTTCGATAACTGCGTGGCGATTGCATCCGCTGAATAAGAGGTGAACCATGTCAGATTTATACGGTGGTTTAACCGCCTACGGGCAATTCGTCGTTTACGAAAAGGTATGGGATGCGCAGAAGGGTAAATTTAATAAAAAACCTTGCGATATTGCCGGCTCACGTTTCGATAATTCCACCAACACCAAATTCAACCATCTAGACCCCGCTAATTGGTTACCTTACGATCAAGCGCGTATCGCCGCCGATTTGTTAGGTGATAATTACGATGTAGGGTTCGTGTTCTCCAAAGACGATCCGTTTTTCTTTCTAGATATTGATAAATGTCTCGTAGACGGGCAATGGTCACCTATTGTTAACGAATTATGCGCACTATTTCCAGGTGCCTACGTTGAGGTGTCTATGTCTGGTACGGGTATCCACATTGTGGGCTCATCCGCGCAGTACGAACACTCATGTCGTAATAAAGACCACTCGTTAGAGTTCTACACTGATAGCCGATTTATGGCGTTAGGTAATAGCGAAACGGCGCGAGGTAGTGTATTCACGCAGCATGACGCAGCGGTGCAATTGCTGATCAGTAAATATTTTGACCCAACAGATACCATCACGGGTACGCAGGCTCAACGTGACAGTAGTTGGACAACAACCCATGATCCGCGCGCCAACCCTATCATGAATGATGACGTTCTTATTGCTAAAGCGTTGAAGTCATCAAGCGCGGCCTCAGTGTTTGGCGGTGGGAGTCGGGCCACGTTTGCCGAACTGTGGAACGGTACCGACTCACTAGGGCAATACTTCCCACCCGATAACCCTAACGACCCATTTGATAGATCGTTTGCTGACTCAGCGCTGGCGACACACCTTATGTTCTGGACGGGTGGTGATTGCGAACGTGTAGAAAGATTGATGCGCCGATCGGCACTAAACCGCGATAAATACGATCGCCGTGGTGACAATTACCTACAACGTACCATTATGGGTGCCAAAGCGACGCACGATAGCGGTGGTGCAGAATACTACTCGATGCGCGACGAAGTGATCGAGATAGTACCACCAGGTGATGACGCTATTGATTTAGCTGAAGAAATTGAAACGAAAATGACACAATTTGTCACCAGTCAGCTAAAAGGTACACCTGCAGAGCAAACCGTCGTAAAGTTTAATATTAATGTGGCGGCACTCGATCAGATCATCACTCGCACATTTTGGTCGGGTACCAAGTCAAAATTATTTGTACTGACCGACGATAACGTACTGAACATGTATGTCGAAAAAGACATGCTGCGAATAGTAGAGAAATACTTCGGGACCCTGATTGATAACGCTGAGGTAGAGCATTACGCCGCACTTATCGATAGTATGGAGTGTTCGAAACTTGATGATGAAAAGCTCGTCAAAGCGTTAAACGGTATTCCTCATAATATTATCACCGACCATCTGAAAATGAAGAACCAACGCGACAAACTACGTAGCACGGTAGACATGTTTGCAAAACGTCCGCGGATGGAATGGTTCAGCGATTCGGTGACAAACGTCTATGTGTGGCGACCATTACCTAAAATGAAAGAACCCGATCCGGTGATCATTAATGATTATAAGCAGCACTTCCCTATGGTTGATAATTTATTACGTCAAATCGTAGCGGCGCGCTTTGCTTCAGATCGTAAGAAATGCTTCACATGGTTAAAGGCTGACTCAGATTGGGGTAAAGGTATTTTTACCAGCGTGCTTGAAGAATTAGGCTTACTCGTAGAATTGTCTGTCAAGGAAACCGAGAAAGCGTTTGAAGGTGCCCCAATGGCTAAAGATGGGTCGCTGTTCATTCACGCTTTCGTAGTGTGTTTCAATGAATTTAAGATGGTGAAATCTGAACTCAAACAGATCGAGAACAAACTCCCCATATCGCCTAAAAACCAATTAATGCAGATGGTCGACATTTATCACAAATTGTTTACCAGTGCGGAAAGCGTCGATTCGTTGGTGGGTGAAGCGGGCGTAGAGGATCAGTTTGCCAACCGTTTTAGCTACATTGAGGGTAACGGCTCTATCAGTGTACGTAACGTGTTCACCACTGAGGGTAAGTTCAAATACTACAACGCGGTTAAATCATACATTGCTAATTTCATTAACACTGAGGTGAACCGATACATCGCGCTAGGTAAAGATGGGTCAAAGATCGAGGCAGACAAATTTGTCGAGTCATTTCACCACGAATACGGGATTGGTCGCACCTTTGAACGCATTAGTGAGAATATGCCCGATTTGGTTGCAGCGTTTAAATCTTGGGTCATTAACAAATATGCTGCACCGATGCCCGGTACTGAAACTCATCTATACAGAGATGATAATTTCTACTACCTCACGTCGGCGTCTAAAATATTTGGCGATTGGTTGGATGAAACCGCATCGAGATCCGAACGATTCACACTCGGTAAGAAGAAGAACGAAGTCATTAGTATGTTGGGTGTGGAAGATAGGCCGCGCTTCAACGGTAAACAACTCCGCGCTATAAAATTCAGCATATAAGAAAACGCCCCATTACGGGGCGTAGTTCATCATGCACCTAGTAACAATTTCAACCCCTCACTCACATCGCCACTACCTAACAACTTCAACGTGTCGTACTGACTAGGTGTTAACGTCACAGCACGGTGCGCAGCGTCCGATGATTCAGACTTGCTAACACCCATCAGGTTACGCATTCCTGCGGATACTGAATCACCGTTTGACATTAATATGGAAACTACATCATTAGGTAACCGAAAACGTGGATACTCTCTAACGGTTCTATCTATTGTGGCGGGTAATCGTGTACCACTTCTAACGAAACTGATCACTGCGGATTTTAAGTCGCGCTTACCTGTGATGGTTAACAGTTTAGCTCGTTGGTACTCACTCAAAGTTACTCGATAGGGTTTTGACAATCGTGACATAATTTACACCTCCGTTATATGTATAAATTATAATACACGATTTGTCGCTAATTGTCACCACTGTTATAAATTATATGAGGGGTGTTATAAATTATATGAGGGGTGTTATAAATTATATGAGGTAACCTGTTCCAGATTTCCGCACTCAAAATCAAGTTGCGGCTCAACTTTGTCACACGTCAAACCCTTATCGCACAAGGGTTGAGGGGCATTTGAGTCAGATGTTCCCTACTTTTTATTAAATAGGTAAAAATTAAATAATAATGTTATATGGGGTATATACATAGTGCCGTGTAGAATTTGAAAAAAATCGGGAACATCTGACTCAAAGTACCGTTTTACCTTGTTAATTAATGACTTAACGTGTGACAGAAATTTTAAGTGAGTGCAGAAATCTGGAACAGGTTAGTTAACTGATTGATTTGTAAGGAATAACAGTCTGTCACAGAACACAAGTGTGGCTATATGTGGGATTGCGTGGCATAATTGACCGTATGAATCAATACGAGGGTGGGCACATGAATCAGCTATCGAGTGAACAACAGAAATTATACGATGCGCTTACTACACTACAGAAAAAATGCGTCGTGGCTAAACTTGATAAAAACGCTACATCCAATGCTGTAGCGTACTGTAGCGCAACGGGTAGACATAATTTATCAGCAACGCACGCATCACGTTTGGCGTTTTCGGTATTCAGTCATCCGAACGTTAAAGCGTTTTTGAAATCGATGGAAAAAGAAACTATCGACGACATGATCATGGGGCGTGATGAATTACTTAGCGAGTTGACAGATATAGCCAGCACTACGATTGATGACATTGTTCAGATTGTCCATTCCAGCGATAATATGATGAATGTTGAAACGGGGGCGATTTATACAGGACTTGAGTCGATCACTATTAAGCGACTTGAAGAAATACCCGAACATGCGCGAAAGTCGATCAAGTCAATTAAACAAGGGCGATACGGACTCGAAGTGACACTTCACGATTCGTTAACGGCTCGCAAAATGATCGCCGATATGCAGGGTTTTAACGCACCGACCAAAACTGAATTAAGTGGCCCTGGTGGTGGACCCATTCAGCAAATAACACTGACGCCGGATCAGCTTGATAAATTAAACAAGGATCTAGAAGATGAATTCTGAGGATGCTGTACGCCTAGCGGTGATACGTGCTAAGTGTGAACAGGATTTTACATTCTTCGTTCGATACTTCTTCAAGGTTATGAAGGGTGGGAAGTTTAAATTTTCCAAACATCATTACGTCATATGTAAGGCGTTAATGAAGGTTTTCAACGGTGAAACAACTCACCTTATGATCAACATGCCGCCCCGTTATAGTAAAACTGAGATTGCCGTAAAAATGTTCTCAGCATGGTGTTTCGTTAAGAACCCTAAATGCGAATTTATACACTTATCGTATTCCGATAATCTCGCGTTAGATAATAGCGACACAATAAAAGAGCTGATCAAGACTTCGGAATTTAGACAACTGTGGCCGCATATTGGTATCAAATCTAACAAGGACTCTAAGAAGGCGTGGGGTACTGAGCAAGGTGGGGTGTTTTATGCCACATCTGCGGGTGGGGCAATTACGGGGTTCGGTGCAGGTAAAGTTGACGATTTTAAGGATGGTAATGGTTTTGGTGGGGCAATTATCATCGATGACCCATTAAAACCAGATGACGCGCACAGTGACCCTAAACGTAAAAGTGTCAACCGACGGTGGGACGAAACGATTAAATCCCGTTTTAACTCCACACGTACACCATGTATTGTGATTATGCAGCGATTACATGAGGACGACTTCTGTGCGATGTTACTCAAAGACGAAGAGTATTCTTTCGATCACTTAGAACTACCTGCAATAGTGGATGAGGACGGCCCTAATGAGCACGCGTTATGGCCCGAAAAGCACACTCTTGAACAACTGAAAGTGATGAAACGTAAAAACACTTACATGTTTAGCGGACAGATGCAACAACGACCCTCACCGCTGGGGGGAGGTATAATCAAGGGTGAATGGTTTAAACGGTATACGGTTTTACCTAAAATGAAATACCGGGCTATATTCGTCGATACCGCTCAAAAAGCTAAACAGCATAACGATTATCAAGTTGCCGAACTGTGGGGATTATCCGAAGAAGGTGATCTATATCTGATTGACGTTATGCGCGATAAATTCCAAGCGTATGAACTCGAAATACGTATTCCAAACTTTTGGAATAAACATAATGCTGTTAAAGGTCTCGGTAAATTGCGTTACATGGCTGTAGAGGATAAATCGAGTGGTACTGAACTTATTCAGAAAATTCAGAAAAAGGTTAAACCGCGTATCCCTATAATACCCATCCCTCGTGGACCTGATTCTAATAAACTAACTAGGGTAATGGATGTTCAAGGTTATATTGAATCGGGGTACGTATATATTCCTGACGATTCGCTATGTATACCATGGGTTCATGACTTTGTAGCAGAATGCGAATCGTTTACCGCTAATGATACACATTCCCACGATGACCAGATCGATCCGATGTGTGACGCAATTAGTAAAATGGTGCATAATGGTCGTAAGAACCTAAAAGAGTGGTTATAAAACATGAGAGCGATGAAACCCGTACCACCAACGCTACCACCTAGTCGGAAATTAGACGAAGGTAATTTAAAACACGCATTGATTGGGTATTGGGTATTTGTAGCGACATTTTTGACGACAGTGTTGATTAGCGCGCTTATCGCAGCGAATGAATCAGGGGTACTATAAAACATGACTAAGCGTAACGTTGCCACCGTCGCGGACGGTTTACAAAATGTCGTCACGGGGTTGGGTGGCGACAAGTCGAAGCGAGTACATAATCAATGGGTGTACGGTATGCTCAACGATTGGGGTTCGCTTGACGCTGCGTATCAAACCAACTGGATAGCCCGCACCATTGTCGATGTACCCGCCAAGGATATGACCCGTGAATGGCGCACTATTAAAAGTGACGGCGCGGAGTTAATCGAAGGTCTTGAGAAAGAACTGTGCGTACCACAAGTTGTCGAGGAAGCGTTAGCCTGGGCACGTTTATTCGGTGGTGCAGGTATTGTCATGCTGACGGGTCAAGATTTGACGAAACCACTTAACCTGAACCGAGTTAAACGCGGTAGCCTTGAACGGTTACTAGTGTTCGATCGTTGGGATTTATCCGCACACACTATTAACACTTGGGACGTATTGGCCGAAAACTACCTGCAACCTGAATTTTATACGGTACGCGGCGGGTCGCAGCAAATCCACTGGACACACGTCGTTCGATTCTACGGTGAACGGTTACCACGTCGTTGGATGCAGCACACCCAAGGGTGGGGTGATTCGGTATTACGCAAGTGCATCGACGATGTAGCGGATATGGTCGCCGCGAAAGATGGTATCGCCGAACTCATGCAAGAGGCCAACGTTGATTTGATTAAGCGCGAAGGTTTATCAGATGACTTGACCACCGATCAAGATGAAGCGATTTTAAAGCGTTACCAATTATTCCGTATGATGAAAAGTAATGTGCAAATGGCGTTACTTGATGGTGATGAAACGTATGAACGTAAAACATTAAATTTATCGGGCGTCGCGCCAATTATTGAGCAATTCATTACGTGGATATCAGGTGCGGCGCGAATGCCCGTTACTAAACTATTCGGTACAGCCGCTAAAGGATTGAACGCTACAGGGGAAGGCGACCTGTATAACTATTACGACGATATTCGTAGTTGGCAAAAATCGTCGTTATCCATGTCGATGCGTTACCTTGACGAAGTGTTGGTACGTAGTGCGTTAGGTCGTTGGCCTGAATCGTTCGACTACATATGGAACCCATTAGAACAACCCGATATTGTACAGACCGCTCAGGCAAGCGTATACGACATGCAGCGTGACACCGGGTATCTTGAGGCGGGTGTTGTTCAGAAATCACAAATTCAACGTAGCCTACAATCTGCGGAACGTTATCAATTCGACGACGATAAAATTGAAGAGTTGGAAGAGTTGGAGAACGGCAATTTATTCGACGATGTACCACCCGTAGTCGATACCACCGAAACGCAGCGATTCGTCGATGCATGGTTACGTACCACCAACGACTACATTGAGAAATGTGGATCGCAATGGTGCGTATTTTCAAAGTCCGGTGAAAAGCTCGGTACACACCCCACCGAGAGTGAAGCACTCGCACAACTTCGAGCGATTGAGTCAAATAAATAAAGAAACGCCCCGTGATGGGGCGCTTTTGTTAGTGGTGTTATTTATACGGTTTTCGTAACGATTCGATTTTTCTTTCAATCTTAGTGGCGCACTGCTTGCAGATCCCATCTTCACCGCCGAACCCTTGACCGTACGTTTCATCAATCATTTCGATGATACTAACGTTAAAATTATTACCGCGCTTAACCTCTTTCTTACAAAGCATGCATGTAAATTTCATCACTCACCACCTGGCTCTGATAGTAAATTTTCAATGTCTTCATACATTTTCCCATTCTCAATATATGCGCAATTACCTTCGTTGATTTTACGCAGCAAATCACGCAGCTTGGCGTTTTCTTCAACTAAGCGGTCGTGGTTATTTACCGCGTGTGACACATAGATCGCCAGCTCGTTCGACTCGTTAATATCTCGCTCATGGTAAACGCCAAAATGTGCAATCCAACCATTATTATCCCCAATCTCAACGCAGCCACCACCAACGGCTCCTGATGAGCTATCCACAACTACTTTTCCACTAAAAACATCACTCATTTTCATTTCATTACTCATTTTAATCCGAATTTTTTATTCTTGATATTAATTCTTTCGCGTTATCATATGGTTGAGTTTTTACTGCGTAACTAATTTCTGTTTCTTTGATTATATCTGACAAACAATCAACCAATTCAGCAAGCAAAACGCGCACTCTAAGCAGCTCTGGTGATTCATGTCGAGCCTCCCAAGCAGTTACAGAGTCATTTTTTCGATTAAAACCAACTGTTTTTGCTCCGCAAAGGTATGTGTTTGAACAAATAACTCGCCATAAGTGATCTTGCCCAATGAATATTTTTGGCTCTGATCCGCAGAAAGGGCAATTCTTAATTTTGTCTATCATTTCACCACCTTATTGTTCAACTTAATTATATCGACTTAACCCAGTGTCTTGAGGTACTCTCGAAAGTCGTCTATAGAGCCGTAAGTACCTCTACATTGATTAGGGTAATCATGTATATCAAGTAGGAATTTTGAAATTGCAATCGCCTTCTTATCTGGTGTGCACCAAACACCAACATCCTTAATCCTTTGTTTTAATACCCAAAGTTCATGTAATTCATCCCCGGCAATCTTCCACTTCAACCAATTCTTAAACTTGACAGCAATACCTGTGCGCCCCGTTTTGATTAAAGGGTGTGCGAATTTAAGTTTAATCATTTCATCACCTTATTGAAGTAATCAATATCCCACTGTTCAGGCTCGCACGTTACGACGCCTATCGCGTGCTTCTCTACGATATTTGACGTGTCATCAAGGTTACTCAGTACACAACGGCTCGGTGTTGAACCGTTCATGATCATGCATACCTCACCGCCGCAGTCAGCAATATCATTGATGATGTCAAACGCGCTAGTAACGGTTGGGCAAATCATTTTGACGATTGGCATTTTGATTTATCCTCAATCTCTTTGGCACACTTGCGCATACGTCGCGCACTCTCTTTCAGACTGTCAGCAGCTAACTGTAATTTACGCGCCGCCTCAGCGTAGTATTCTGATAGGATCATTTCCCGCTCACTCCTAAAACTAATCCGATAATAACAATGATGTAGACTAACCAAATGATATTGACCATTACGGGTTTATCATCACCATCTTCTTCGACGACGTTCACCGCTTCGCCGCACTGCCAACAGGTTGTGTCAGCGTTGGTAATTTCGTCGGCCCAACAATGTGGGCAATAGGTTGGTTTGTTCATTGGGATACCTATATGTTAAACTTACCTTATCAATTTATAGTCATTTGACGGTGTTGTCAAGCATGCAAGTAATTAGCGCTAAATTTATAAAATTACCAGTATCGGTCGGTATGGATTACAACGCCGACCTACAGCGCATCGTTGTGGAAATAAAGCGCGATATTGATGCATTACTCGTTCCAGCGTTACGCGCTGAACAGCCTAATTACGTCACTGATGCTACCTGGTTCGATCGGTTGGCGGCGATACTGCGTCGTATCCGTGAACGATATGAATCGCCACAGTTTCGAGCGTTGGCCGACGTTATAGCACGACGATTCGTCAACGCTGTCGATATGCGTGTCACTAAATCAATGGGTATGGATGTTTATGGTAATAACGAAGCGCTACAAACCGTCATCGAGGCGAGTATCTACGATAATGTGCGGTTAATTAAAACCATCCCGGAGCAATATTTATCGCAAGTCGAATCCATCGTGGTGACAAATGCTCGTGCCGGCGTGAGGTCGTCCGCTATTGACTCACAATTGACTCAACAATTTGGCGTAACGTCTCGACGCGCTAAATTCATTGCAAGGGACCAAACCGCCAAAGTAAATAGCGCAGTGGCACAAAAACGGATCGTTGCTGCAGGGTATGATTATTTTGAATGGCGTACATCCCGTGACGCACGAGTGCGCGATCGTCATACGCAGATAGCCAACAAGATGACAGAATACGGGCGCGGTATATATCGGTACGATAACCCACCGCTAAGCGATAAAGGCGAACCCATTTTACCCGGTACTGACTATCAGTGCAGATGTACGCAACGGCCTGTATCACAGCGCGAGGTTGATAGGAATAAAGAGCGGGGATTAACCGCCCCAGGTGTTAAGCGTTAGATAAAATAAAAGCCCAACGGTAGCGAACTCTGGGCTTTCGGTTATTAATTCCAGTTATCTACTCGATATGCCAACGGAAGTAACGCTCGTGCAGCGTGATGAGATACAAGGATCACCCCCTTTCACGAAGTTGTTGACGTTCGACCTTAATACGTTTCAGGTTAGATTGCCGGCGTGTTTCATACAAGTAAATTTTATCGCGTTTCGCTTTCTGTTTAGGCGTCATCATCTTGTGGTGACACTTCGATCCGCGGCGTTTATTCAATTGATAATTACGTGACGATCTGCTCACTTGCACCCCTCTATTTGATAACGATAGAAATGTTGCAGGAATAATTCCCGAGCCGCTTCGGGTGTCATTGCGCGAATTGTTACATCGCACTCCCTATAGTCGGGGAATTCATCACACCATATCCCAAAGTGTTTAGCTTCGGTGATCAACATTCGCTTATCGATCATACCCACCCGGCGATGTTGTGTAGTCACCCCGAAGTGGTTGTCAATGACACGGTGATAGTGATCTTCAAGCGGTTTATACACCGATGCAATATGGCGTTTAAGCGGCGCGGAAACATCCCCGATGTAAGCCTCGGGTGCGTCGTGTAATAACCCACTTAGGCGCAGTTCGGGCGGCAATTGCTGCGACACTAGTACACAATGTTGCGCGACGCTGTATTGACCCACATGACCCGTATAACGATTGATGTTGGATAACGCCGTAGCAATCGTTTCAATATTCGGGGTGAACGGTTTGCCGATGTAATGCTTTTCGCCGTCGGATAGTACGATCAATTTTTATACCTCACGATAAATTTACGACCATCCTTGCATACGAATGACCAATACGCGCCGAGGTCTTGGAATGATTTGAAACCAACCGCATCGCAATACACTGTATCAATGCGGGACATGTTGACCGCCTGTTCTTCAAAATCACTCATTGATGAACAGGCTGTTAGTAATGCGACTAGCGCAACGAGTAGTAGTTTACGCATTGTTCAATTCCTCTATTAATTCACTGAACGATTTACCACACGGTGTGTGATGTGATTGGGGGTAGATCGGTGTAATTCGCACAGTAGCGTGCATGACACTGGTAAGTGTGCAACCGTTAATTTTATAGCGTATAAAATCGCTACGGGTGATCACGTTTTGTTGAAAGTTGTGGAGGATCCACCCACCGAGGCGAAACGCCCACATCCATCCGTCCGGACTTATTGACGGTTCGTAGCCTACAGGCCATTCGGCGACATGTGCTACGCACCAGTCTAGCGCTTGTTCACGTGTTGCGACCATGATTAGTGTCCTCTCGTTTATCTCACAGTAGGTAATATCTCTTCGAACCGAGTATTGATGTAAGTCAACATCATAGACGTATGACTAAACACCATTTCCTCGTGGTACGGGTAACCATCACCGTATATCACCTTAACCGTTACGTTATCATCACGCACATTAATGTTCATACGACGTAAATTATCTAATACGTACCCGTAATCAGTGTGACCAATTATGTACCATTTTACTAACTGCTCTAAATTCATCATTACACAATCTCCGGTTTAATATGACGTTATCGTCAATATATACCCTTATATTTATATTTGCAACACCTACGCGATATAATTATACTAACCACATTGAAATTACGAGTGTGCTACGGGATATGAGTCGTATTTTAACGATTAGTGATACGTTTGATTTTAGACCGTCGTCAAGAGTTTATCTTGATAACGGGTTTTTGCGTGTTACAGGTAAAGCGGCGCGTACTGGTGTTTACCAATATCTCGCCAAAGAACTTGACCTAAAGGATCGTAAACCTAACGATATCGTTAATGTATACCGTCCCGCCGAAGAAGTTTTCGCCGCCGATTCTATCAAGTCATATTTCAACGTGGATGTGACTAACGACCACCCTGCACGAATGGTGGACGCTAAATCATTTCGTAATACCTCAGTAGGTCACGTTGTGTCCGCATCGCAGGACGGCGATTTCGTTGATGTAGAAATGATCATAAAAGACGAGAAAGCTATTGCGGACGTTGAAAGCGGTAAAACTCAATTATCACCAGGTTACACCGCGAAATATGTTGAGGAATCAGGCGTTGCACCTTGCGGCACCCCTTACGAATTTAAACAAACCTCGATTGATGTAAACCATGTGGCGATTGTCTCGCGTGGTCGAGGTGGTATTCAAGTCAAAATCAATGACCACAAAGGAGAAAAGGCGATGAGTAAAGTCACGCTTGATTCAGGTCGCGCTATTGAAGTGGAAGATAACGCAACGGCGTTACTCATCACCGACAGTATCGAGCGACTAACTAAAAGCGTCACCGACGCTAAAAACGAGGTCGAGACGCAAAAAGTGGTCATCGATACTCTTAACAACGAGGTGACCGCATTAAAAGCAGCCACCAGCGACGCAGCAATTACCGAACGTGTAAAAGCCGTGTCCGCAACACTTGACGCCGCGCGTAAAAAAGTGGGTAACGATTTTACGTGTGACAGTGTTGATATCACTGAGATTCAACGCGCTGCACTCACTAAGGTGAACAAGGACGCGGATTACAGTGGTAAATCGGCAGACTATATTCAAGGTCTATTCGACGCAATGCCCGATAAAACGGACGAAGAAGAAGAAACCGAAGATATGGGCGGTCGCGGTAAAGTGCGTAAAGTAGGTGACCAATACGCCGCATTAACTAAAGATGGTGCGGTACAACCGACGGAACGTAAGTCATCGTACGATGCACATAAAGACCGTCTAGCTAATGCTTGGAAAGTGGAGAAATAATCATGCCGGTACAAGGTGGAAACGCAATTAACCATGGTCGCCTGTATGCGGGTATGGTTCCAGATGCTCGCCAATCCATTGGCGTCTCAAAAATCAACCAAGAATCAACGATCATCCCGTTCGGTTATGGTGTGGTTTCAGGTACTACCGACGACGGTATGAAACTACCGACTAACACATCAACCGCCGCAAAGTTTACGGGCGTTGTTAAGTACGAACTGAACCGCGCGTATCACGACGGTGAAACAATGGGCGCTCGTCCTAAGTATGACGCAACCGTGGTTACTCACGGCCCGATCGCTGTGGCACCCACTGTTGCTGTCAACCGCGACGATCCGGTGTATCTCATTGTTGGTGACGGCACCACGCCTAATGCTAACTTGGGTCGCTTCTCAAACGTTGTAGGCGCAACTACGGAAACTGCGGTACTTATTCCGGGTGCTAAATGGACTGAATCACTAGATGCCGGTGAAGTCGGTATCGTAACACTGGGTATCGGGGGTTAATCACTATGCCTAAGCAAACTTTCACACTCGACGCCGATCTCCCACAATTGGGTATGATTCAAGGTCAGAGCGTCTCGTTTAACGATAATCTTCCTACGATGGACGACGGTTGGGCGTTTTATATTTCCCAATTTGCACAACTCGAAACGAAGATTTACGAAGCGAAATATACGAATATCAATTTTGCGGAGTTGATCCCCGTTGATACGTCATACCCTGAATGGGCCGACTCATGGGATTACATCTCATACGATGCGGTAACCCTTGGTAAATTTATCGGCTCAAGCGCTGACGACTTACCAAAAGTGGGTCTAAAAGCGAACAAGTCAAGTGTACCGATCGGTTATGCCGGTAACGCGTTTGACTACTCGCTCGATGAACTGCGTAAGTCGCAACAATTGCGTATGCCGATTGACACCACTAAGGGTCGTATGGCCTTCCGTGGCGCACAAGAGCACACTCAAAAAGTGGCGTACTTTGGCGATGCGTCTCGCGGTATGACAGGTTTGTTCAATAACCCTAACCTAGCGCTGGATAACTCCACTACCAACTGGAGTACGGCTACAGGTCAGGACATTATTGACGACATGAACGGGCTATTCATCAAAGTGTGGACCGATTCGGCTAACGTTCACGTACCAAACACACTGGTACTTGATTCAACCCGTTACGCTCAAATCTCGTCACAACGTATGGATACGGGTACAGATACCACAGTGTTGGAGTTCTTCTTGAAGAACAACCTTTACACTTCACTGACCGGTCAAACACCACGCGTTGTACCTCGTCTACAACTTACCGCAGCAGTATTAGCGGCTAACGGTGTGTCGAACGGTGGTAAAGATCGTATGGTAGCTTACGAGCTGAACGACGAAAACCTCGGTATGGTTAACCCAATTCCGTGGCGTGCACTTGCTCCACAGATGAAAGGTTTGAACATTGAGACCCCTTGTGAGTACAAAATATCAGGTGTTGAGTGGAGATTCCCATTCTCGGGCGCATATCGCGACCACGTGTAACGATCAATCGTCATGATAAAAAGGACGCTCAACGGCGTCCTTTCTTTTATATTTTGTACACCGTCGTCAACTGATGTATTATTGGTAGGTGATATCACAACACAATATAGGACTATACTCATGTTAGTACGTAACACTTCTGCACGACTCATTACAGTAAACATTCCCGGTTCATCATCCATCAAGATCCCTTGTGGTGAACAACCTGCAACGGAATTACCGGAAGCGGCTCACGATATCCCATTCGTGAAGCACTTGTTTAAATCCGGTGTTCTGATGGAAGTAGCCCCACGCGCCGTTGATGTGGTGGAAGACGTCATCGATGATGAAGATGAAGAACTTGCCCAATTGCAGGCCGAAGCGTTGACCCTCGGTATGGAATTCAAAGACTCGTGGAAAGCCTCAACGCTCAAGCGAAAAATTGCAGAATTTAAGGGCGAATAAGTGCTAAAATAAACGGGTCGATTGATCCGTTTATTATTTTATAGGGGTGCGGTAATGAGTGACGATGATTGGAAACAACGAAACAGTAACGACGCCATGAAGTTGCGCGCCATGAATGGATTAAACGCGGAATGTATTCAGTCTTATGACGAAATGAATAAGAAGCGCGGCGAACAATGGGGCGCGAGTCGTTCTGTATCACTATCCACAGTGGGTGAAAAAGTTTATTCGCTAATAGTGGTAGGTTCAAAGACAGTCGATCTAAAAGCTCGAATTTTAGGCGCGACGGGTGCGGGCGTTATTGGTCGTGCATACCTGATCCAATCTTCGGACGTCACGGTTAATCCTGCGAACGCTGATCCGTGGTACAACTTCCGCACATCGTTTAAGGATACTCAACCTGAAACGAAACTGTACGCGGGTAACAATATCACGTTCGTAACACCTGTGACATCACTGGCGGTTAGCGCGAATAAGGTGTTTGCGGATTTGTTCGCAATCACCAGTACCCAAAATCAGGCGAAAGGTGTTATCCCCCGTGGTTTTGGCGGTAACAACATTCTCGAACCGTCCGATCACATACTGTTGGAAATCGAATCATTTGACGCTACGCAAACCGCTGTCGCATCACTTGAGATGTTCGAGGGCGATCTAGATTACCCTAATGATGACGGATTATAAATTATGAGTGTAACTATCGACACAACGTTGATCACGTCATTTCGCGATACCATGAAGGCTTTCGGTGATGATATCGTTTGGCCCGATGATGTGGTAATTCAAGCATTATGTGAAGCCGATGCTGAGACAGGTTCGAAACGTTGGGGCGCGTTTCAAGATGTGTGCAGCAACTTTAAACGGCGCGGCATGTTTTATTTTGCGGCTCACTGGTTGGCATCCACGTACATTAATCAGAACGCTAGTGACCCGTCGGTGATCAGTCCTTCAGCGCGACTCAACATTGCGAGTAAATCGGTTGGTGATGAGTCAGTGACCTATCGTGTCGGGGCAATTCAAAAAACTGAGGATGACTGGCTATCGTTGACCAACTACGGTGTACAATATCTGCGGTTACGAGGTAGAGCGGGTAAAGGTGCTGTAGCTATCTAAAATAAACGCCCCGTAATGGGGCGTTTTGGTTATCACATTGCTGAGTCATGTCCGTCATCGGGTTCAGGTAGGTCACCCCAATTAACATACGTGCAATCGTCACACACTTCAATTTCACCACCATGTTGACAATAAGTACATGTAACTTCGTCACCTACGTATAATAATGTTGCGGAACCTTTCGTAGTGGTTACTTGAAGCGGGTCATTTTTACCGCAGTTGGGACAGTCACCTAACCAATCAATTAATAGATCCATACTGGTTACCCCTTATCAAATCGTTTCAATTTCGTCAACGCTTACGACTACTGGTGGTTTATGCCAGTAACCCTCAGCATTACGCGTAGTGTCATTACTTTTGCAAAACTCGGGTACACGGTGAAAACTTATCACCCCGTCACCATTCGACGTATGCGGTACAATTAGACCTTGGTCATCAATACCACAACATGCTGCGTACAATCCGCCTAACGAAAACTTGCGAACATAGGGACATGTGCCACAAGTGAGATGTTTGTTACTCATAGTATATTTCCTCTCTATTAAATAAACTGTTAAACTCACTATAAGTACTACAACCTTACACCCGTTTGACGGACGTGTCAATATGATTAAAATCACTGTACCAAATTTTGACGCAGTACGCGACGAGCTAACCAAAGCGTTGAATAAGCTCAATAGCGATGAGTTTGTAACCGTGGGTATTCATGAGGCCGACAACGCCCGCCCTGAAGGAGTGCTAACGAACGCTCAATTAGGTGCGATCCAGCATTTCGGAAACGACCGTATCCCGGCTCGCCCATGGTTAGACGTAGGGGTTGCGAGCGTTAACGATGAAATATTGGACACTATTGCCGCGAGCTTAGAAGATGGTGAGGATATTTCGCAATTATTGAATCGTGTGGGCGTCGTTGCAGTGGCCGGTGTACAAAACTATATCGATGAGTTGCGTTCGCCGGCTAACGCACCGTCTACCGTTGAGCGAAAAGGTGCGGATAACCCGTTAGTAGATACCGGTGAAATGAAACAGAGCGTAACGTATAATATTCAAACGGGTAGACCTAGCGAGGGTTTGTAAATGTCGAGTTTAGTATCACTTGATATGTTTGGTCACATCGACGATGTATTCGAATCGGCGGCAGTGACGCGTATAACTAAGTCTGGCGGTAGTTACGTCAACGGTAAATGGGTAGAAGGTACAACCATCTCGACCACGCATCGTGCCAATATTCAACCGCTAAGCAATAAAGAGGCGTATCACCTATCAATAGGCGGCGATCGGATCAAAGATTACCGTAAACTATACATTAATGACGGTTCAGCGGCTGACATTATCGAAGCAGATAATTACACTATCCCAGGGTTAGACGGTACGTTTAAAACTATCCAATTAGATAACCGTGTACCATTTGGGCGTAATTACTGCAAAATCATTGTGGCGAGGATTGACGGGATATGACCAACGAACAAATTTTCGACATATTACGACCTATCGTAATGGCGGTCACGGGGGTTCCTGAGTGTATTCTCGAAACAACGGGGAGCGCATCTCCCGCACCGTCGCCAACTGGCGAGTATGCCGCAATTCGTCCGCAACAATCTATTACGCAACGAGGGCAAGCGAACATTATTCGTAAACCCGGTATTGCGCCAGCTACACAAAGCGTCGATATTCGCGCCCAAATATTTTGTAAAGTATGGATCAATTTTTACCGAGGTGATGCAATGAGTCGGGCGCAACGTCTGATGCAGTGTCATAAACGACCCGACGTAAGCGCCACGCTGTTCCGCGCCAAATTAGGTTGGATGGGCGCGGATGCCGCGAATAACTTGACCGAATTACAATTCGAAACTACTGAATCACGTGCCCAAATTGCTATAAACTTGGCGTACGAAACTATCGATCCTGTTGTCATTAACAGTATTGAACAGGTACCCGTTATCATTGAGTATGAAAACGGTGATACTATAACCACGATTGACGTTGTATAATGTCATAGATTGCAATCAAAGGAGTTAATACAATGTCATATGATGTGTCGAACATTATAAACATTAATACTCGCATTTCGCCGCAAGGGTTAGCGTTTGCCAACTTCGCGAAAGCGGTATTATTCGCACCTGAATCTGAATTACCTGTCGGTTTTTCTGTGGATACACGGCGCACCTATCAGTCTATTACCGAATTGGCGGTAGACTTCCCATCAACCACTAAAACGTACAAAGCGGCGAATCGTTGGTTAGGCGGTATCCCTTCGATTAACGAGTTGGTCGTATATGGTCGAGATACCACCAACGACACAACGTGGACTATCACACTTAACAAAGCGTATAACACCTTATGGTGGTTCTGGACATTTGTCACCGATGAAGTTTACGCCAACGAAGCGAGTGTGTTAGAAATCGCCGATTGGTGTAACGGTGTTGAATCAATGTTCCCTAATAACCAGACGGGTGCAGCGGCTACGGCGATTCGTGATCCTAATGATAGTACGGATATTGCCACGCAGTTAACCACGTTGGGTTATCGAACTACGTTCACATTTTCTCACGCTACCGACCCTTACGCGGGTAATGCGTTGTGCAAATTCTTTGCAGCGGTGAATTATAGCGGTACTAACTCAACCATTACCGGCGAGTTTAAAAAGCTATCAGGTGTTGCCGCTGAATCGCTCACTGGTACCGAATACGCCGCTATGAAACAAGATACGAAAAAATGCGTATTTTATTCAGCGGTAGATTTACAAGGTTCAACCGATGCGGGTCGCGTATTGAATACGTACACCCATTCAACGTTCGGTGAATACATCGATGATGTGGTCAACCTTGCGGCATTTGTCAATGCGTTGAAAGTTACGCTATATAACACCATTGCAAATAATACCACGAAGGTTGGACAAGATACCGTAGGTCAATCTTTGATTATCGGTGCGGCCAAAACCGTAGGTGAGCAGTATATTAGCAACGGTTACTTAGGTGAACGTTTCTATACCGATCCTGATGACGCCGTGGAGAAGTTCACACGTGGTTATGAAATTTTAACCAAACCTGAAGATATCCTTAACCTCAGTGATGCAGATCGCGCGGCTCGTAAATCAGCGCCATTGCGTATTCGTATTTTCCGTAAGGGTGCAATCCACGCCGTTGACGTAACTGTTGACGTGTACTAAGGAGTAGTGAGTAATGGCGTTAAATAATTTTTCGAATGCAAATTTCGTATTCTCGTTAAATGGACGTGTGATCAGCGATTGGGGCGAAGCGGCTAACCCTTGTAATGAGGAACCGATGAGCCCTAAAGCCACTATGCGTAAGGGTCAAGGTGGTAACGCCGTAGCGCTAGATCACCCTAACCCGGGCCGTCGTGTCACGCTGTCTCTTAACCCCGGCGGTAATGACTCGGCATACGTGCAAGGGTTGTTCAATTCAAACGCGGTAGTGACGTGTTCAAAACAGCAGATAGGGACACTTGAAGCCGCCGTAGGTACAGAAGGTCGTATCGTTAACGATGGTCCAGTGGGGCGCGGTGGGGCAACCAACATTACCGACGATGTGTATATTATTGAATTCAACACATGGTCAGGTAGTAAAGGTGGTTAAAGAAAAACGGGGCGTAATGCCCCGTTACTTATTAATGAGTGACATGTGGATCACTTCATCACCGAGTACTTCCACCTTGATCAATTGGTGACCACCCTTATCTAACAGTTTTGATACTGTACCCCGAGTGACACCCAATATTGAGGCCAAATGACTCACGTTACCACGGGTGATGACTATCGCCTGATTTAGTCGATATACAGTAATTGTATCGGGGCGACCCACCCCGATTGGTAATTTTAACGATTCCATATCTCACATCCTTAACACTGCACACTCTGGCGCACTGTTACCCGCTGCTAAACACTTTTGTTCAGCATTACCACCATTGTGGTATAAGGCGATAAGTAGGATCACTAGTAGTAACTTACTCATAATATGGTCACCTCTGATTAATTGTTGTAAACTTACCCTATAACCTTAACCATATTTGACGATACCGTCAAGGGGTATTAAATGATTTTATCAGTGAAAAGTTATAAAGGTCGTCAATACAACGTTCCACGCGCATCCGCAGTAAACCAAAAGTCACTATTACTACTCATCGGTCACGAATTGGACGAAGTGCAACTCAACGCGTTGAAATATAACGCCGTGGACAGTTTCGGCACAAATGCCACGTTGAGTACCATGTTGCGTCGACTACCTGAACATAAGTTCGATAAAGTCTGTGAACTAGTTGCCGTCGGTATGACACCTCACGGGGCGCAGCAACCTGTAACGATTGATGATTTCCAGAACAACATTTTCGAGTACGTATCGATTGTTGCCGAGTTAGTGCGGGGTAACCTAGAAGATTTTTTTACTTACACCATCGGCGTCCTAAAAAGCGCCAAAACAACCAGCAACGAAACAACGACGAACAACTGATCGACTGGTTCTTGTGGCGACCTTGTACGGGTATCCCCGGACTTATGCCACCTTTAACCACGTACGAAAAGTTGACCGATGGTACGCTTTCACTAGCCGAAGTGCTGCAAATGAATATGGTGTTAGACACTATATTGCAACAGCGATTAGACGCTCAGAGTAATTGATATGGCTACGACGATCACTAATTTCCTAGTCGGTCTAGGAATGGACACAACGGAGTTTGATAAAGGTCAACGTAACGTAACGTCGGGCCTTGATTCAATGCGCTCCAAAGCGTTGCAACTCGGCGCTTTAGCAGGTGGTGCGTTCGGCGCTAAAGCGTTAACTTTCGGATTCGCCGAAGCTGCCGACAATATCGGTAAATTCTCTGAAGTGTTCAGCGTTATCCCTGACGATATCCGCGCCATGGGTGCAGCGCTGGCGCAAGAGGGTGGATCGCTTGAATCGTTCATGGCGCAAATTGAAACCTTAGAACGGTTACGAGCATCTACGCCACAACAGATCGGGGCGCTTTTTGCTGAAGCGGGGATACGTGGTGTAGACCCTTCTGTTATCCTATCCGCTAAATCAGCGACCGACGCGTATTTAGCGTTAGCCGATGTATTCGACGATTTGACCGCTAAACAACGACTCGCCGTAGCGCCTGTTTTTGGATTAGATGAGGCGAGCATCAGACTGTTGTCAAAAGGTCGTCAAGAGGTTGAGTCAATGGTTGAACGTCAGCGCGACATTCGACCTCTAACTACTCAGATGACCGAAGAGGCGGGACGCTTTAACCGTCAATGGAAAGATATTCAAAATAATATTGGCAGTATTGCCGACCAGATCAGCGTGGGTATATTACCACCGTTAACCGATCTCGTGGGCGAGTTGGACGATTGGGTTGATGCTAACAAGGAATTAATAAACAGCGGTATTAACGACTTTACTGCGGTGTTTGCCGACAATATCCACGAGATTGCTATTGCGGGTGGAATACTCGCTACGGGTGGACTATTAACCGGCCTTGCAGGAATGGCTAAATACGTACCGCTTATCGGCGGTGGTTTAGCTACGGCAGCGATGGCGGCACGTACCATTACGGGTATAGGTGCAGCGGGCATGGCTGCGTATGTGGGCGCGGATATCGTCGATGAAAAGTTACGTGAAAACATCAGCGGGTATGATGAATGGGACGCCAAAGTTACTAGATACATTTATGACATCACGGGGATTGATTTATCTCGCGGTAATGTTAACGAGGGTACGGAACGTTCTACAGGTTCGACCAAGCGTTATTCTAGCGATGAAATGGATACCATGGCGCGTGACATGATGACGAGATTACCGACGATTGAACCTACACTTTTTAGTTCGGGTATGGTAGCCCCTCAAACTCAACGTAACTCCCAACCTGCACCACAAAATGATCGACCCATACAGATAAACATGATCCTTGACGGTCAGGTGTTGGACTCACGTATAATCGATGTAACATCACGTATGGATGAGACGACTATTGATGAATTGTCATCATCTACGGCGCGATAAGGGGTACCAATGTCCATAATCACACTGTTTACTAAAAAAGCCCCTACAATAGCGGGTATTGAATTTGATGCGATATTAGAAGATACGATCGAATCATCCGTGGAGTTCACAGGTTACCCTATTGAAAGCGGCGCACGTGCTGCCGATCACGGTATTATCCAACCGTATCGTTGGTCGTTGATTGTGGCTGTATCGAACAATCCGCTAAAACCACAGGTGACGGATTTCATCGGTGGTGCGTTAAGTAATTTAACCAATAACCCACTATTGGCATCTATCGCGGGTACGTCTGCAGGCCTACTGGCGGGGTCAAGCGATAGCCGCGCAAGTGCTGCACTTCAACTATTACTTGCGCTACAAATGGCGCGTGAATCATTTGATATTGATGCGGGTGATATTCAATTACAGAATATGGTCATTGTGAATATTCGTCGAACCAAAACTCCTGATAACGAAACGGGTTTATTCGCTGAAGTACAATTACAGGAGTTACCCACATTAGAGACGATTATCACTAGGGGTACTAACCCTACAGCTAACCAATTGCGCGATAATGACCCGAGTCAATCGCAGTTGGCCGCACTGGTTAACCGAGGCGAACAATTCGCGCGCGATGTAGGTGCTACCATTAACGAGGCTGTGAGTAACCTATTATGAGTCGAAAAATTATACCATTAGTAGGTGGTGCCACTAACGCCCACCAACAGTTCGAAATTCAACTTGGTGACAATCTAATAACGTTTGAGATTGATTATCGTACCGTGACTAACCGTTGGTCGATGAATTTACTAATCGAAGGTGAACGCATTGTAAATGGCGCATCACTGACGCCCGGTAGCGATGTTATTGCACATTGGAATTTACGCGAATCAATAGGGCGACTGATTTTTGTAGGGGACGAGGTTACCTTAGATAATCTAGGTTCGAATAATACGTTAGTGTGGGTATCACCCGATGAGTAAATTTTACGATCGACGTTGGGAACTATTACTTAACGATGTCACGTTCATTAGTGAAACGGCGGGGCGTCAATTTAAAATGACGTTCAATGTAATCGTCGACTTCGGTGGTTATGTATCGTATGCCGATATCGCTATATATAACCTATCGCAAGACACTATCGGTAAATTATTTAAACGTAACATCAGCGTAGGATTGCGTGCAGGTTACGTCGAATCAATTGATTATATTTTCAAAGGTCGAATCAATAACATTTTACGTGAACGAGTCGGCCCCGACACCATCACACGAATTATCGCCATAGGTGGTACTCAACCCGCAACACAACAAGTCAATTCCACGCTAGGTGTCAATTCCACCGTTGTGGATATTATCAGGCAGTGCGCTACGGCTATGGGTTACCCGTTGGTCATTAAGTCGGGGGACTTCACCGGTATTAACCCTTACCCACGCGGTTATTCACTCAACGGGGATCCGCGAGGTTACCTTGATAAATTGGCACAAGCTCACGAGTTTTCATATGTGATTGAAAACGACCGTATAGTGGTGGTGGGTAAAGATTCATTCCGTGACGGTGCGCCTTATGAAGTTAATGAACGTAACGGGATGCAGGGTATACCTGAGATCACCGAGAACGGTGCCGACGTATCGTTGCGTTTATCGCCACGGGTTCGAATTGGGGGTCGTATCGACATACAGTCGAATCTTGCTACGTTCAATTTCAGTAACTTGTATTTTAATCAAATTCCCGAAACGGCGGGTAAAGGTATTTACAGAGTGTTTCGATTGAATCATACGGGTGATACTTGGGGCGACGAGTGGACAACTCGCGTAACAGGGTTTAGATAGGTTACCCCGCCCACCTTCTTCCATTATGGTATAAGGTGGTACGAGGATTTTAACGCGCTAGCAGCGTCTTCTTAACTTGCCTAACGGCCGTAACGTGTTGTGATAGTAGCGGCGACCCCTTAGCTCTTAGGTTCGGGGTCCATCATTACATGTCCTATCATCAAGTTTCCTGTAAACTTGCCGCCCAACTCGCTAGGTCAATAACAGGTGACACCCCGACGTAGAAGCCCTTTGCGACAACACACTGGTAAATCTACACATACATGACCAGCATGTCAACGGTTAATTTATTGCGCGTAATCGTCACATCAATTATCATTTAACTATGAACATGAATAGTAAGCGTACCGAGTTAATGAAGCGTTCTTTTATCGAATTGATGAAAGACGTCGGCACGTCTATACCCGGTCATTTTTTAGCGTTCGACCCTGATACGCAACTTGCCCAGATTCAGATAGGTATTCAACGCGTCGATGTGAACGGTAAAGTATTTGAACCCGCCCCGCTCATTGAATGCCCCGTGGCGTTTCTCGGGGGATCTGAGTATTTCATCGAACATCAAATCGACCCGGGCGACGAGTGTTTAATTGTGTTTTCGCAACGTTGTATAGATGGGTGGATTAACACGGGTGGTATCGCCGATAACCCTATCATGCGTTTTCACGATTTCAACGACGCGGCAATTTTACCGGGGTTACGTTCACAACCTAACAAAATCTCATCGTTTGAAAATAACGGTGTGAGGTTACGCAATAAGTCGGGCGACAAGTACATCTGGTTGAAGAACGACGGAACCGCCGAAATAACCGTGGATACATTGCGATTAAATGGCGACTTTGTTCATACCGGTGATACTAACCACACTGGTAATACAATCCAATCAGGTGATTTGACAGTAAGTGGTACTATCATCGCGGGCATTATTAGTGCCATGACATCATTACTCATAGCGGGTAAAGAGATGTTAGGTCACATTCATAGCGGTGTAACTCGCGGTAATCAGAATACGGACGGCCCAGTATGACAGTAAGACGCCTTGACCCCGTAACAGGGGATATCGTAACACGCGGTAAACAGTTCATTACGGGACAGGAGCGCATTGCGCAAACGATAAAGACCCGCTTAAGACTATTTTATGGTGAATACTTCCGCGATATTACCGACGGTACACCGTGGTTCCAGGTGATACTTGATAAAAACGCATCGATGAGTCAACGGGACGCCGCAATCAAGCGTCGTATAATTCAGACCGAGGGTGTGCTACAATTGACTAAATTTGATGCGGATTATGACATCGCGTCACGCAAGTACACGGTAACGGTCGAAGTGCTTACCGAGTTCGGATTAACAAGTGTGGTGTTCAATGGCTGAAATTACTGACAAAGGTTTTATCGCTAAAACCCAACAAGAATACTTCGAAGATGAGTTAGCGCTTTATCGAGGTATCGACCCCGAATGGGATTTAGATCCATCGTCACCCGATGGGCTCAAGGCCGCACACGATGCCGAAGTATTCGGTAATATGGACGAACTCGCCCAACGTGCGTATGACGCCCATGACCCAAATAAAGCCCAAGGTGTAGAGCTTGATGATATATGTGCGCTTACGGGTAGCCCGCGTAGCTTAGGTACACCGTCAAATGTAACACTGACGTTAGGGGGTGTCGCGGGTACTGTCGTTTTTAAAGGTGACATCGTAGATAGCGGTAATGGTACTCCACAATGGTCGATAGACAACGATGTGACTATTGAACCTAGCGGCACTGTATCAGTAGGAGCGACCTGTACGGTCAACGGTGCGACGCAAGCCGATGCGGGTACCATTAATCGCATAGTCACCACCCGCGGTGGATGGCAATCCGTCACTAACCCTAATGTAGCCACACCGGGTACTAATAAACAGTCTGACGCGTCACTACGTGTCGAGCGTGCAGTGAGCGTGGCGCGTCCTGGTAACAATCAGGTGACAAATACTATCGGTGAAATCTTCGCTGTGGAAGGTGTACGACGGGTTGCAGCATACGAAAACGACACAGACAGCGCCGCGGTAGATCCTGTTGACAACCCTCACGGGTTACCTAAGAACAGCATGTCATACATTGTGGATGGTGGTGACGATTACGACGTAGCATATGCAATTTATATTAAAAAGAACCCCGGTGTTAAGTTACATCAGGCAGGTACGCCCGTCGAAGTAACCGTAACTGACATGAAATACCCTACTCAGACCAAGGTGATCCGTTACTCCCGACCTATTTACGTAGACATGGTTATTGCGATCACTATTGTCAACGATGGTACACTACCTAGCAATGTTGACGATCTGATCACTCAGGCAATTCTCAACTATACGTCAGGTGTACTCATCCCCGCTGATGTGGGTTTTAACACTCTAGGGTTCAAGATCGGGGAAAATGTACCGATCAGTCGTATGAATACGCCGATTAACCAAGTCATAGGGCATTACGGTAACAGTTACATCAATGAGATCGACATCAATGGGGTGACTAGCGGCGTGATACCTATCGCGTTTAATGAGTTATCACGATTTACTGAATCCAATATTACGGTAACGGTGACACCATGACGCCTGACCGAATTTACGCACAATATCGTGATAAACCTAAAGCTGTTAAATGGTTTAGTATAACCAGTGATGTCGCTCAACCCGTCGTCGACACGTACGAAACGATTCGACGCATGTATAACATTGACTTAAATAGTGGTGAACAACTTAACATCATAGGTAGAGTGGTAGGTGAATCACGCGAATTTATCGCTAACGTTGTGTTCGATGTTCAGCAGTGTAACACGGATGGTGATAATGAATGTGGTGATCCGCTGGTACAATGCAGCGCAACAAGTATTGCTGCAGACGATGTATTGAGTGACACCTACTTTAGATTATTGATTAAATCGCGGATCATTAGGAATAACAGTGAAACCACCATTCGTGATATATTGGATGCGATCACTTTTATAGCACCTGATATCGACATTGTTCGGGTGCAGGATAATGAGGACATGTCGTTCAGTATTGAGTTTAGCGGACTAGCTAACCCTATTGTGCGAGATTTATTAACAGGGGGTCGGATCACACCTAAACCACAAGGGGTTCGATTCAATGGTTTTTTAGAACTATTCGGTTATGCTGAATGCGGTGATACTAGTGCACAATGTAACACCGATGGCGAATACGAATGTGTGGGATTTATAGGAGCTTAATAAATGGCTTTAAGACGCGACGTTACATACTCGGGGCGGTTCACGCCGGCAACTACAGAGCGCCCTCAAGGTGGGTTTAAAAATCGCACGTCACCTACTTCGGAGGATGGATCATATCTTGAGGAGCAATGGCTCAACGATATTGATGGATTCTTCGCTTCAGCATTGATGGACGCTGGGGTTGTCCCTAACGGTAATGTTGATGAAGGCGGTAATTCTCAATTGTATGATGCAGTTCTGAGAACCCGAGAAGTTACTCCGCTAAACGATAGTTGGAATGGTTTCTTCACGCGAGCTCACATCACACAACTACCATCACCTGCAGGAGTGCCAGCTACTAGCGGATCTGGCGGTACGGCATACAGCGCAGATGATGAATGGTCGATCGGTAACTTCGCAAGCGGGGGTACTATTTCGCTTGATGACGACGGTCTTATATTTTCTCAAGGTATCTACAAGCTATTTACGTTCACTGCTGAGCAGTTGTCGATTATCGATGTTACCAAAGTTCCGGTCTATATCGTTGGTCAAGATGGTTCGCGGCACTTTGTTAAACACAACGGAACGGGTGTGGTTGTCACAAAGCCAGATACCACAACTCTAAAAGTGCAGGTTAACAATGCAATTCTTGCCGAGCTTGGTATTACGAAAGTGTTTAGTTTTTTTGTAACTGCTACGGTTGGTTTCGTTCAAGAAAAAGGTGATCTTGCTCTACCGTCTTCGCTTGGATTTTTTGAGATCGAGGGTCTTCCTCAAGAAAACGGCTTTATCATCACAAATATGGTTATTGGGGGGAATAGGGTAATCATACAAAACGTAACCTTCGGCCCAATTACCAATGGGGGCAGTGCAAATGTACCATGGATTACCCCGTTCCCTAATGCGGTTTTCAACTGCGTAGCTTCACCACTGGGTCTGGGATCAAACGCGGCCTCTTCGTCGATGGCCACAGGTAACCCTACTGTTAATGGAGTTAACGTATACAACTGGGGTGCAATACAAGCTAAAGTAAGAATATTTGCGATAGGTTATTAAAATGTACAAATATAGTGAAACAACTGATTATATCTATCTAAGTGAATTAAATTATCAAAACCTACCGGGTGATCTTGTTAACATAACTAAGGAAGAGGTGGACATTTATTTAGGGAATAATGTACCGAGCGGGAAGCGGCGAGTTAAAAACTCCTACCCTTTTGTACTGGAAGACATCCCACAACCGTCAGTTGATGAACTCTTCGAGCAAGAGATTGCAGCGTTAAACACCAAACATTATAAAGACGTGCTCGAAGCGACTAACCAGTATAATATTGCGGTAGCGCGTGATGGAAGTACCGAAGGTGAAAAGGTTATCGCCGCGCGCGCTAATCTTGCTGATATCGACGCTCAATTTGAGTTAGATCAGTTGGCTATCATCAATAAGTATTACGGAGAGTAACGATGGGGGATGGTATTGTTTACACTGGACCGATGTGTCCGACGTGTATCGGGCATTTGTACCACATCATTCTGCTAGGCGGTAATCAGTGGAAACGATGTATTGAATGCAAGCGACTGACGCCCGTTAAAGAGGCTGACAACCTTCAGCCACTAGATCCACAACCTGAATAATGAAGGGGCGTTAAGCCCCTTTCTTTGCTGAAAGTAGGTGAAATTATGGATTTCGACAAAGTTTTCGAAAGAGTGATCGGTCATGAGGCGGGATACACTGATGACCCGCGAGATCCGGGTAATTGGACAGGTGGTAAAATCAATGTGGGTACACTCAAAGGTACTAAGTACGGTATTGCTGCGAACACCTATCCTGATCTAGATATTAAGAATTTAACAGAAACTCAAGCGAAAGAAATTTACTACCGTGACTGGTGGTTAGCGTTAGGTATGGATCGTTTTTCGTCAGCAATGCAATTCCAAATGTTTGACGCAGCATTTAACCACGGAATGAGAAACGCTACAAAGATTTTCCAACGTGCATTGGGTGTTAAAGACGATGGTATTATTGGTAATAATACCATGGTTGCAGCTAGAAGTATGGATATTAACGACAAGTTGATGAGATTCTTGGCCTACAGAATTCGATTCTACACATCATTACGTACTTTTGACACTTTCGGTCGTGGGTGGTCTAATAGAGTTGCGGATAACCTGATATATGCATCGGAGGATAACTGATGACCGATTGGATCAAAAAGATTGCGGGATATGCCCCCGATATCGCCGCGGCTATTGTGAGTGGTGGTACAACATTACCCGCTACGGCGTTACGTATCGTTTCTAAGGAGTTGTTAGGTTACGAAACGGATAACCCTGATATGGTTCAGAAGGCGATTAACAACGCCACACCTGAACAGATGGTTGCGCTACAACGCTGTAACAATGAGTTTATATTACGAAAAATAGAGTTACACAACCAAGAGTTAGCGAACCAACGTCAAGATACCCAAGATGCACGAAAGCAAAACCACGGGCATTGGATGACTTGGTTAGTACCTTTACTGTTGATAGTGTTTTCCGCGGTGTTATCCTACGGCCTAATGCGCATCGCAATACCTGAGGATAATCGGGATATCGTATTTTTCATAGTAGGTCAGGTTTTCGCGCTTACCGCAGCAGGTGTAACATATTGGGTGGGATCATCACGAGGTAGTGCCGAAAAATCGCGAGGAATTAATGTAAAATGATTGACGTACTGTTCGTAGCGCTAGTTGCGGTAGCGATTTATAATCCTACATTACCCCTGTGGATACTGGTATCAATGGTGGTGGTCAGCGATGCGCTGTTCGGTGCGGTCGATGGTTGGGCGTACTTCGGGCTAATGGCGCTAATCGATCTACTGTGCGTCATCGCGTTATCATCGTTACCCCACTGTTCAAGACAATGCGTTATGTTGATTATCATATCAATACTATCAATAGTTGCTAATATTGTGGGGTGGTTACTATGGTATACGTACCAACCTGCCGATTTTTACGTTAATATTATGGTGATCCTCTATATTATAACTATCATCGTCGGGCTGGCTAATGATCGAATTGATGGCGTATATACTCGCATTTATCGCAATATTACTACACGCCATCTATCTAATGATAAAGGTGGTGCGTAAACATGGGTATTTTGACCGACGTATTAACAAATCCGAAAACCGCAACTTCGACAAGTCTAGCGACGACCACGACCGGCGTAGCGACGTGGCTCGATTGGATTCCAAACGACATAGGTAAACTCGCCACATTGATCGGTATGGTATTATCCACGGTGTTGATAGTGTATTGGGCCAGAAAGATACGCAGTGAGCATATTTCTGATAAACTCAAGCATGAGCACATGCGGCTAGAAATTGAACGAATGCGACAGAATAACGCCCCATAATTGGGGCGTTATCA